AGAATCTAAAGCATCCGGACTTCCTCTTACCTATGAACTAAGAGCCATGGGAATTCCTGTAGTTAATTTCTCTCCTAATAGAGGTAATGATAAACATTCCAGAGTTAACTCGGTTGCACCTTTATTTGAATCAGGAATGATTTGGGCCCCTAAAGATAAGGAGTTTGCTCAAGAAGTTATTGAGGAATGTGCAGCTTTTCCTCATGGAGATCATGATGACTTAGTTGACTCCATGACTCAAGCTATTATGAGATTTAGACAAGGTGGATTGATTTCCCATCCAGAAGACTATATAGATGAACCTATAATTAAAAACCCTAAGAAATACTATTGGTAATGACACAAAGACTCACTAGAACCATACCCCCGAAACGCGGACCTAATCCACAAGGGTTGAATGTTCCATTAAAACAAGTTAAACTAATAAATTCAGGAAAAAAATATGGGAACAAAATCAAAAAAATCTGAAATGACACTATCTATTAATCCTATGCAGGATGATTTAGAAAAAATAGGAGTGGGAGCGGCAGCCTTAGGACGTATGGGTGCACCAGTCAAAGCTGTTAAAGAAGCACTTAAAAAAGGTGTTCAAGTGGTTAAAAAAGGTAAGAAAAAAATAGGTGAGAAAATTTATAAAGCTGTTGGGGAAGAATCTAAATTTAATAAAGCATTAATGGATAAACCTAAAAGAACTACGGCAGTAATGGTTGCTGGAGTAGGAGCAGCGAAAAAAAAGAAATGGGATGAAGGTGGATATGATAAAGACATGTCTTCTACGGAAGGATCTTTTTCTAAAGGTGGACTCGTCAGATCAGGCAAACCTAAATTAGCCAAAAAAGGTTGGAGATAATACATGGCAGAAATAGATAAGTCACTTCCTAATGAAGTTACGAAAACAGTAGAGATTGCTTCTCCAGAAGAATCATTACAAGAAGTTATTGATACACAAGAATCGCTTCCTGATCCAGGGAACACGGAAATTACTGAAACCGGAGATGGTGGAGTAGAAATTAATTTTGAACCAGGAGCCTTTAACCAGGCAGAATCGGAAGGACATTTTGATAACCTTGCGGAACTGTTGCCAGAGGAAATATTAATGCCTCTTGGTTCAGAGTTATATGAAAATTATTCTGATTATAAATCATCACGTCAAGATTGGGAAAAATCATACATCACGGGTTTAGATTTATTAGGATTTAAATATGACAATAGAACCGAACCTTTCCAAGGTGCGTCAGGTGCAACTCACCCCGTATTAGCGGAAGCAGTGACTCAGTTCCAAGCTTTGGCGTACAAAGAATTATTACCAGCGAATGGACCCGTACGAACACAAATTATGGGTGTTCCTACCATGGAAAAAGAACAACAAGCTTTGCGAGTAAAAGAATTTATGAATTATCAAATCATGACTCAGATGAAAGAGTATGAGCCTGAGTTTGATCAAATGTTATTTTACTTACCACTATCAGGATCTTCTTTTAAAAAAGTATACTATGATGATTTATTAGGAAGAGCTGTTTCTAAATTTGTACCCGCAGAAGATTTAATTGTTCCTTATTCAGCAACTTCCTTAGAAGACGCTGAAGCTATTATTCATAGAATTAAAATATCAGAAAATGAATTACGCAAACAACAAGTGGCAGGATTTTATCGAGATATTTCTCTAACTCCAGGTTATGATAATGAAACCGATCTAGAGAAAAAAGAACATGAATTAGAAGGTAGAAAAAAAACAGGAAGAAATGAAGATGTATTCACCTTATTAGAATGTCATGTCAATTTAGATTTAGAAGGATTTGAAGATAGAAATGCAGAGGGTGATTTTACAGGAATCAAACTTCCTTACATTGTAACTATTGAAGAAAATTCTAGAGAAGTATTATCCATCCGAAGAAACTATGAAGCAGGAGATATTAAAAAAAGTAAAATCTCTTACTTTGTTCATTTTAAATTTTTACCAGGCCTAGGTTTCTATGGCTTTGGTTTGATACATATGATTGGTGGATTATCCAGAACAGCAACCGCTGCACTTAGAACATTACTTGATGCAGGAACTTTATCTAATTTACCTGCTGGATTCAAAATGAGAGGAATACGAATTAGAGATGATGCTCAGTCTATACAACCTGGAGAGTTTAGAGATGTGGATGCTCCTGGTGGAAATTTACGAGATGCGTTTATGCCTCTTCCTTTTAAAGAACCGAGCCAAACTCTCTTACAGCTTATGGGGGTCGTAGTTCAAGCAGGTCAGCGCTTCGCTTCAATAGCAGATCTGCAAGTAGGAGATGGGAACCAACAAGCGGCAGTGGGTACGACCGTAGCGCTGTTAGAAAGAGGAAGTAGAACTATGTCAGCTATTCATAAAAGAATATACATGGCATTAAAAGAAGAGTTCAAATTACTTGCTCGAGTATTTAAATTATATCTACCAGAAGAATATCCTTACGATGTAGTAGGTGGACAAAAAACTATTAAGCAAACAGACTTTGATGATAGAGTAGATATTATTCCAGTAGCAGATCCTAATATCTTTTCTCAAACGCAAAGAATTAGTTTAGCTCAAACAGAATTACAATTAGCAACTTCTAATCCTCAAATGCATAATATGTATGAAGCATACCGACATATGTATGAAGCATTGGGTGTTAAGGATATTGATAAAGTATTAAATAGACCTGCTCAACCACAACCACTAGATCCTTCCATAGAACATATTCAAGCATTAAATGGACAACCATTCCAAGCTTTCCCAGGACAAGATCATAGAGCTCACATGACTGCTCATTTAAATTTTATGGGAACGAATCTTGCTAAAAATAATCCTGTGATTATGGGTGGATTACAAAAAAATATTTTAGAACATATTTCTTTAATGGCACAAGAACAGGTTCAATTAGAATTTAAAAATGAAATGATGGAAATGCAACAGATGCAACAAGATCCTGCTATGATGCAAGACCCACAAGCTCAACAACAGATGCAACAAATGGTTCAAGATATTGAAGCAAGAAAAGCTTTATTGATTGCAGATATGACAGAAGAATTTATGATGGAAGAACAAAAAATAACTTCTCAATTAAGTAATGATCCATTAGTTCAATTAAAAGCAAGAGAATTAGACTTGAGAGCTCAAGAAAATGAACGTAAGAGAAAGTCAGATCAAGATAGAATCAATCTAGATAAGATGAAAGCTATGATGAATCAGACTACTCAACAAGAAAAACTAGATCAAAATGAAGAATTAGCTAATTTAAGAGCTGATACTTCTATTGAAAAAACAATACTAAGTAAAACCATCCCAAGTGTGGATAGAAGAGGAGGAATGTAATGAAAAAAGGTCAAAAAAAAGTAGCAAAAGTAATGCGGGAGTTTAAAAAAGGTAAACTTCACAGTGGAAAATCTGGAAAAATTGTGAAAAACCCAAAACAAGCTATTGCAATTGCTTTATCTGAAGCTAAAATGTCTAAGAAGAGGAAAAAATAAATGAAAAAAAACACAAAAATGCCAAAATGTGGTTACGAAGTTGGAACTCCAGAAGGTGGCAAAAAAATTGCTACACCTAAAGCTGGTGAAAATCCAAAAGTAACTGTTAAAGGTACTAAAACTTTAAAAAAACAAACTGCTACTTGGTACTAAGTTATGTTTCCATGGAGTTTAATAGGCTCTGGAGTCAAGGCCGCAGTAGAAATTTATTCTAACAAGAAAAAATCTGAAATCGCTATGTCAGAAGCAGCATTATTACATGCTGAAAAAATGAAACGTGGTGAGATTGAATATACAGGTAAAATCTTTGAATCACAAAAAGGGGATTGGAAGGACGAATTCATACTCATTGTTCTATCATCACCATTATTTTTATTAGCATATTCTGTATTTGCAGAAGATGAAAAAATTTCTCAGAAGCTAGACTTGTATTTTGAGAAATTACAAGGTATGCCTTGGTGGGTGACTGGACTTTGGATTTCCGTAGTGGCTGCCGTGTATGGAATCAAAGCAACAGATATCATTAATACAAAAAAAGGAAAATAAATATGTTAAAAAAAATAAAAAATAAACTTTGTAAATTAGTTTGTAAAATATTCGGAATTACACCATGTATATGTAGTCATGAATGCAACTGTAAAAAGGAGAACAAATAATGAAAAAGAAAATGATCAAAGAATATGGTGGCAAAGAAAAATATAAATCTAAAGCCGCTATGAAAAAACATGAGAAAAAAGAATCTAAAAAAATGGAAGCCCGTGAAAAATATAAAATGGGTGGAAAAGCCAAAGGGAGAAAGTGCTAATGGCTACAAAAAAGAAACCTGGTCTTTGGGCCAATATCAATAGAAGAAAAAAACTTGGTATTTCAAGACCTAAATCTAAATCAACCATTTCAGCTAAAGCATACGCTAACATGAAGAAAGGTTTTCCTAAAAAGAAAAAATGATAGCTAAAAAAGGATATGGTAGAGCATTTTTATCTAGAGGATCAAAAGCTATTTTTGATGAATTAGAATCAAAAGTTCCTTTTCCCAAAGGACAAAAAGTTCCTACCAAATTAGCTAAAGGAGGAAAGGCAACTCCTGCGTGGCAAAGAAAAGAAGGTAAATCAGAATCCGGTGGATTAAATAAAAAAGGTATTGCATCTTATAGAAGAGCAAATCCTGGTTCTAAATTATCTATGGCTGTTACTACCAAGCCATCTAAATTAAAAAAAGGTTCTAAAGC